TCCATGCTGTGGATCGAAGAGGACAACTACGCGCGGCACACGATCGAGCGCGGGCGGCGTGGTGAAGTGTATGACGACCGCTACTTCGCCTTCGTCGCCACGATTGACGAAGGTGACGACCCGCTAGACGAAGCGAACTGGGGCAAGGCTAACCCGAATCTTGGCGTATCGGTGAAAGTTGACTACCTGCGCGACCAGGCCCGCGCGGCCCGCAACGCTCCTACGCTGCTGAATCAATTCATTCGCTATCATGCCAATAGCAAGACAGAGGCCAGCGAGCGAGCAATCACTGCCGCCGCGTGGGACAAGGGCAATCGGCCGTTGACAATCCAGCCCGGCGACAAGTGCCACGGCGGGATTGACCTGGGCCGCTCAAAAGACTTCACGGCTATTGCCCTATGCTTCCCGGTGTACGAGCAAAACGCCGACGGCGAATATGTGGTGGCACGGTGGGAGCTACTGACTCGAACATGGTGCGCCTCCGATGGGCAGATCGACATTCAGCGCGAACCGTTTCGTTCGTGGATTAGGGATGGCCACCTGCGCATCTGCCGCGGCGATTCGGTCGACTACTCTGAAGTGGAAGCCGAATGCGTGGCGCTGGCCAATCGGTACACGGTCCAGACGTGGGCCTTCGACGATCGGTTCGCCCGCGAACTGGCCCAGCGGCTACAAGACATGCACGGGATGCCGATCTTTAATTTCGCCCAGTCGCATCGGTTCTACAATGAGCCAACGCGTAAATTCGTCGACGTTGACGTTCCGGCTGGCCGCATCATTCACGGCGGCGACCCGTGCTTGGCGTGGCAGGCCGCGAATCTGCAAGTCGATCGCAATCCGAAAGATGAATGGATGCCAGACAAGAGCAACCCGAAGCGGAAGATCGACGCGATGGTTGCGTCGCTTATGGCGTTCTCGGAGTGCCTATTCGCGGCGAAACAAGGCGGATGGTACAATTCGACCAACCCGGTGGAGATTGGCTAAATGGGCGACATACTGCACATGACGAGCACGCAAGTTGTCGGCCTGTTCGACGGCACGGAATCGCGCTCGATTCTCGACAATCCCAATCTCCCGTTGAACGATCCGCGCGTCTGGGACGAAGTATTCGGCGACAGCCACAGCACAGACGCCGGGTTGACGATCACAGCTCAGCGGGCGATGGAATGCGCGCCGTTCTGGCAGGCAGTCCAGCTTATCGCGGGCGACGCTGGAATGATTCCGCTGGCCCCGTACAAACGCAAGACTGGCAGCGGCCGTACGTATTGGGAAGAGTCCCCGGAGCACTGGACCTATTCGCTCTGCCGCATCCAGGCCAACGACGATGAGACCAGCCAGGACTATTGGGAGCGGTTGTTGACGGACGCGCTGATCTGGAATGACGGCTGGGGGCTAATCGACTGGGGTATGAGCACGCGGCCCATCGCACTCTATCACTTGCTGCCGGATCGCACATCATGGGAGTGGGTCGACGGAATGCGGTATTGCGTCACCGAGATCGACGGGCGAGTAAAGGCGTATCTGCCGGAGGACGTGCTACACATCAGCGGACTGAAGCCGGGCGGGATGGTGCCGAACTTTGTCAAGCAGGCGCGCAATACGATCGCCGCCGCGCTGGCCGCCAATTCGTTCGTGTCGAAGTTTTTCAAGAATGGCGCTCGTTCCGGCGGCATCCTGGAATTGCCGCGCGAAATGCCAAAGCCGGTACAGCAGCAGGTCGAGGAGGGATTTCGCAAGACTTACGAAGGCGGTGATGCTGCCTTCAAGACTGTGATCTTGCGCGACAACGCGAAGTTTCACGCGGCACAAACTTCGCCGCGCGACGTGCAATCGGTCGAGGCGTCGGAGCGATTGGCCCGCGATGTGGCTAGATGGTTTGGCCTGCCCGCGTCAATGCTGAACGTCGAGGGCACGTCGAGCTACAACAGCAAATCGCAAGACTCGACAGGCTACGCGACACACTGCCTGTCACGCTGGCTCGGCAAGATCGCGTCGCAGTGTCGCTTGCGGCTGCTGCCCAAGCGAGAGCGGGCCGCGACTGAATACCGCCACGACACCGACCAACTGTTCACGATGGACCTTGAAGCGCGGATGCGGGCCTACTCGACTGGCATTGCCTGCAAGGTTCTCAACCCGAACGATGGGCGGATCGCCGAGGGCTTGCCACCGTATGACGACGGCGAAGAATTCGAGAACCCCAACACGTCGAGTCCGATGGCTGGCGACGCAGCCGACACGGAGGAGCCAGCCGACGCTGGCGACATGCCAGCGCGAGCGGTCACGATGGACGAAAAGCGGGGGCTGGTGGCGTGCTGCCTCAACGCTAGACACAAAGCCGCGCGGCCAAATGCGTTTGTGGATTTCGTTGGCAAGATTCCAGATGCCGCACAGTGGCAGGTCGACTTGCGCGCGGCGTTCAATTTGGTGATTGAAACGACGACGGCTGACGGATTGCCAGCGGCGGTAGAGTCAGTATGTGCGAAGTACGAGCAAATCTACCTAGGGTGACAATATGGAAAAACGCTACCATCAAGGCCAGTGCTCGATAGAGACCCGTGACGACGGCAAGCCGCGCATCGTGGGCTATGGCTCGGTGTTCTTCCGGGCCGACGACCATGGCACTCAGTACGAACTATTTCCCAAGGTGCTAGAGCGCGTCAGCCCCAAGGCGTTCGACGCGGCGCTGTCTCGCAAGGATGACGCGCGGGGGCTGTTCAATCACGATCCGAGCCACGTGCTTGGCAGACTGTCCGCCGGCACGCTGCGGCTGTCGGTTGATTCGCGCGGACTGCGGTACGAAATCGACCCGCCCGACACGCAATCTGGGCGAGATGTGGTTGAGCTGATTCGACGCGGCGACGTATCGGGGTCGTCATTTTCCTTCTCCGTGGACAAGCAATCCTGGGAGGAGCTGGACGACGGGACCGAGATTCGCACGATCGAGGCCGTGACGCTGTACGATGTGGGGCCTGTGACGTTCCCCGCCTACGAATCGGCATCAACGGCGGTACGCTCGGCGACTGATTGCGACTCGGCGCGGGCGTCGCTTGAGACGTGGCGACGCGGAAAGCGTGAAGCCAGGCTGCGGCAGATACAACTTGACATCCGGCGTTGAAGTAGCTTAGATTGTGGGCATAAGTCAATTCTGACCTAGAGCGGCAGAGCGGCGTTTTCCGCGATCGTCAGCAGGTCATCGCACTTTCACCAGTGCCGATGGACCTGCTTTTTTATTGGCCCGTCGGCGAAAACCGAGGGCCAGAATATGAGCCAGAAGCTCAAGGATTTGCGCGAGAAGCGGGCGCAGGCGTGGGAACAACTCAAGGCGATCAACGAGCGGTCGAAAGACGCCGCCATGAACGCCGAGGACCAGGCCGCCTGGGATAAGGGAAACGCCGAAATCGACGCGATTGGCGGCGAGATCACTGCCGAGGAAAAGCGGCTCGACGACGCGGCGGCTCGCGAAAAGCGGTTGGCCGAAATCGAAGCCACGAACAGGGCCGCGCTGGGCGACGGTCGCATTGGCGTGGACGCTGGACGACGCCGCGAAGAGAACCCGGAGCGGGTTGCCGGTATCGACGTGCGGGCCATCGCTCTGCAAGGCTGGCTGCGGGCTGGCCGTGGCCTGGATCTGACCGCCGAACACCGCGACGCCTGCCGTCGGGCTGGAGTCAATCCGGGGTCGACGGAACTGGCGCTGTCAGCCGACTATCGCTACGGCGGTCCGGCGTGGTGCTCGCGTGACACGCGGGCGATCCGCGAATTCCGCGCGGGCCTGGACGTGGCGACCGGCGGAGCTGGTCAAGAGACCATCCCCGAAGGATTCATGGCAGAGCTGGAAGCCGTGACGCTGGCCTATGCCGACGTGCGGCGAGTCTGTCGGGTGATTCGCACGGCGAGCGGCAATCCGCTGCCGTGGCCGAAGGTCGACGACACCGGAAACGTCGGGGTCAAGCTCGACGAAGCCACCAGCTTCGGCACGAGCGTTGACCCGACGTTCAGCGCCGTGACGTTCAACGCCTACAAGTACTCCAGCAAGCCCGTCTTCGTGTCCCAGGAATTGCTGGATGACACGGCCTTCAACCTGTCGAGCGAAATCGCCGGGATGTTGGGCGAGCGGCTGGGACGAATCGAGGCCAGCGCTACCACTGTCGGCGACGGCACGGGAGACCCCAACGGGATCGTCACGGCGTCCGGCATGGGTCACACGACGGCGGTGGCGGCGGCCTTCACGGCTGACGAGCTGTTGGCGCTGATTCATTCGCTCGACCCGTCGAATCGCAACAGCGCGAGCACGGGCTTTATGTTCCACGATACGGCGCTGCTCTACATTCGCAAGCTCAAGGACGGCAATGGGCAATATCTGTGGCAGCCGGGCTTGCAGGTCGGCGCGCCGAATTCGATCGCCGGTTATCCGTACACGATCAACCAGCAGATGGAACCGCTGGTCAGTGGCGTGCCGGTGACAGCCAAGAAGCACGTCCTGTTCGGCGACTTCTCGAAGTACGTGATCCGCCTCGTGGCGGCCGATCGGTTCTATCGACTCGACGAGCGCTACCGCGATACCGATCAATCGGCGTTCGTGGCGTTCCGTCGGCTTGACTCCGACACGATCAAGGCGTCGGCGCTCAAGCACCTGTTGCAGGCCTAAGCATGATCGTCCGCATGACAACTCAACTCGTCTGGTATGGTCGCGAGATCATGCCAGGCGAGACGGTGGACCTGCCCGACAACGTGGCGTTGAGATACATCGCCACCAAGCAGGCCGACCGCATCGAGGAGCCGCCTACGCCAACGCAGCCAGCCATTGAAACGGCGACGCGGGACAGGGCGTTGCCTAATGCGATGCGAGATTTCAAACCACTCAAGCGGAGATAACGCACATGGTCGGATTACGAATGCCAAAGCGGGACCGCGAAGGCGTGAGCGTCACTGGCACGCTGTCGCTGTCACCGTCGGATGTCGGGAAAACGTTGTTTGCTACGGGCGGGGCGACGATTACGCTTCCCAACCCGGCGCAATGTGAGATCGGCGACGACATCCTGATTATCAACACCAGTGATGACACGCTGACCGTTAGCTACAACGAGAAGATCATCACGCTCAACAACGTGGCTGCCGATGCGGTGGCACTATCCACGTCGAGCGAAAAAGCGGGCGGCGGCTTTTGGTGCCACTGCACTGGCTCCAAGTGGGCCTGCCTGCCGCTGACCGAAGAAACGCAAACTGTCACCGTCACAACTGATTAAGGGGGCACATCGTGCCGAATACATCGACACTATCGCCGGATCGGTTGGTTCGCGGCGATGACGGAGACCTATACCAACTCGACGGCACGAACACTGACAGCGTGCGCGGTTGGCTCGGCGGCGTTGTATATCGCAACGTGGCTGCGTCTGCGGCGCACACGAACACGACGACCGAAGCACTGTTTGACAGGCAATTTGAGATTCCGGCCAACACATTGAAAGCTGGCTCGGTCATCAAGGTCAGGTTCCAGGGGATCGCTACGGCGACCAACTCAACCGACACCCTGACCATCAAGCTCTATCTTGGCGGACTGTCCGGAACGGCGATCTTGACCGGCACGGCCACCGATGTTGCCAACAACGACATCTTTTGCGGTGAAGCGACGATCGTTATTCGCACGGCCGGGGCCAGCGGAACCTTTGTGGCTTTTGGAAGCCATTCGGAAGTGCCGGCTGCCAGCGGAACGGCTACGCCAGTCTACGAGATCACCGCATCGACGGTGATTGACACTACCGCCGCGCAAGTGGTGGGCGTGGGCGCTGATTGGAGCGTGGCGAACGCTGGCAACTCGTGCCGACTGGACATCCTGGTCGTCGAGATTAACTGAGGCAAGCCATGTACGGGCTGACTGTCACCACCGGGCCGACGATCGAGCCGATTACGCGCGCGCTCGCCAAGGAACACTGCGAGATTCCGGCGGCTGACAGCCAGCACGATACGTACATTGACGCACTGATAACCGCCGCGCGTGAGCACTACGAGCGGCGGACTCATCGGGCGCTGATTAACCGGACGCTGGCCCTGACGCTGGATCGTTTCCCGGATGGTAATGTGCCGCTATGGCTGCCGTGGTCGCCTATCAGTTCCGTTACGTCGATCGTCTACACGGACACTAACGGAACGCCGCAGACGTGGGCGAACAGCAACTACGCGGTGCAAAAAAACATCGAGCCAGGCCGCGTGGTGCTGGCCTACGACAAGCAGTGGCCGTCATATCGGCTGCAAGCTTCTGGCATCACCGTGACCTATGTGGCTGGCTATGGGGCGGCGGCGTCGAGCGTTCCAGCCAACGCCGTCCACGCTTTGAAGCTGCTGATTCGCCACTGGTTCGAGAATCGTTCGGCAATCAACATCGGTAACATTGTGAACGATATTCCGCTGGCTTATGAGAGCCTGACGGAATCGGCGCGGGTCGGTGATGAGTTCATTTGTTACGGACAGGATCAATACGCGGCGTGAATGTTTATCGGGACACAGTGACGATTGAGCAAGACCAGTCGGCCAACGGCACCGCCGAGCCAGACTACAGCGGCGAACCGTTTATGGCCGGCCTGCCGTGCAGAATCACGACGATTGGCGGCGACACGACCTACCGAGGGCGAATGCTGGAAGCGCGGACAACGCATGTTGTCGAGTGCCAGTGGATTGACGGAGTAACGCCGACCATGCGGCTGAATGTGACGGGCGGAATCCATGCTGGGGCGATCCTGAACATCACTTCGCGGCGGGTGGTCGAGAAGCCTGGCACGGCGCGGAAGCTGGAAATGTATTGCGAGGAAAGGCCTGGGCGATGAGCGGCAGAAGCAGCTTTAACATCAGTATCCGACTTGACGCCCGCGCGGCGCTGGCGCATCTCGACCGCATTGTGGACAGGGCCAAGCGGGCGGAGACGATCCAAGCGGCGACGGCCGAGGCTATGCAGCCGATCATCGAACAGGCTAAGTCGATCGTCCAGCAGCCAGGCAAGCCGGGATACACGAAGCGGTATTGGCCACGCTCCGCGAACCCGATGCTGCGCGACACGATCAAGTACGTCGTCCGCGTCTATCCGGTCAAAGGTGTTATCGTCGGCGTCGTTGGGCCTGAGTACAAGAAAAAGAAGGGCGGCAATCACGGCCACCTTGTCGAGTTCGGGCACCGCAAGGCGGCTGGGCGTGGCAAGGGTCGCCAGTTAAAGGTAATGCAACGTCCAGGATGGACGCCTGAACTGGTGTGGAATTCTAGACTCAAGACGACAGTTTTCAAGCACGGAGCCCCGCGACGCAACAAAATCGGCGCTCGCATCGTTCCGACTCTGGGCATGACTGGCGCGTTTCCATTCATGGCACCCGCCGCGCAGGCAAATCTAGAAAGGGCGAAATCGCTCATGATCGCCGGATTGCGTCTTGAGGTAGGCTATAAG